TCGGGATGAGTCTTACAACAGTCGCAGAACTCCGCTCAACACTCGGAGTCGGTACGCTGTATCCCGATGCAACCTTGCAGGAAGTCTGTGATGCATCCGATGATGTTCTGCTTCCTATGCTCTGGACTAACTCAGAGATTGCAGTCTCCCACAGCTCTGTTGTAGGGTCTGGCACTTTATACTTTAATAACAAACTAGAAGATGTCTTTTATGTAGGGCAGACAGTAACTATCGCAGGATGCGGCTCATCATTTAACGGCTCTAAAGTTCTAACAGCAGTCGGTGAAGATTCAATCACTATGAACACCAATCATTCAGCTGTTAAGCCTAAGCATCCTATTCAGCCTTTTGGTTCAGTTACAGCAACAAATTACACAGACTGGACAAACGACGATGCAGTCCAGCAAGCAGCTTTGATGATCGCTGTTGAAATCTGGCAAGCGCGTACAGCCACCCTTTCAGGCAGTAACGCAGTCGATTTCCAGCCCTCACCTTATCGAATGAGCGCACAGCTTCTCGCTAAGGTAAGAGGATTGATAGCACACGCGCTCGCACCTACATCTATGGTGGGGTAATGACCGCACCTATAACCACCCTTCGCACGACACTTGCAACTGCCCTAGTTGATAACTCAAAGTGGCAGACTTTCGCATTTCCACCTGCAACAGTCCTTGCTAACTCTGTGATTGTCGCTCCAGATGATCCTTATCTGACACCTAATAACAACAGCCAGATTTCTATTAGCCCGATGGCTAATTTTAAGATCATGATGACAGTTCCACTCTTTGACAATGAGGGAAACCTCAACGGCATAGAGGACTTCATCGTTGGCGTGTTCGCTAAGTTAAATGCCAGCGGCTTGACCTATAATGTAAGCGCAATCAGCGCGCCTAGTATTCTCAATGTGGCTTCAGGTGAACTGTTGTCCTCTGAGATGTCCGTATCAATCCTAACGAGTTGGAGTTAAGCATGTCCGATTACGATAAAGAGTTGGAAGCCTTCTTGATCAAGATCGGTCAGGTAGCACCAACAGCACCAACACCAAAGCCAGTAACTAAGAAAGACGAGGAATAATCCAATGGCTGTATTTCTAAACAATGGCGTGGTCTTGACAGTCAATTCAGTAGACTTGTCTGACCATGTTACTGCAATCACAATTAACCGATCATTCGATGAGCTAGAAGTAACAGCGATGGGTGACTCAGGTCACAAGTTCGTTAAGGGACTTGAAGCATCATCAATCACAATCGATTTTCTCAATGACACAGCATCAAGCGAAGTCCTACAAACCCTTCAAGGTCTCTGGGGAACATCAACTACTGTGACAGTCAAGCAGACATCTGCAGCGACATCTGCAACAAATCCTCTTTACACAATGACTTGCTTGATCAACAACACAACCGACATCAACGGCTCTGTTGCAGATCTTTCAACTCAGTCTGTAACTTGGAATGTGAACGGCACAATCGTAGTAACAACTAGCTGATCAACTAACAAAGGGGCAAACTCATGGCAAAACTAAAGATAGTTCGTACAGATGGAAGCGTACTAGAAGGCGAAATCACCCCAGCGGTGGAATACGCATTTGAGCAGTACGCTAAAAAGGGCTTCCATAAGGCGTTCCGCGATGAAGAAAAGCAGAGCGATGTCTATTGGTTAGCATGGGAAGTAACACGCAGGTCAGGTGAGACTGTTAAGCCTTATGGGATGGAGTTCATCGAGGGATTAAAATCCGTCGAGGTATTAGACTCCGACCCTTTAGCTTAAAGCGGGATCTTCCATTCACCTACTTGATTGCTCGGTTGAGCATCAGGTTGGGGATCTCGCCACAGCAGTTGTTAGATTTAGATAAGAACATGCTCGATGCATTAGTGCAGGGGCTCAAAGATGAAGCGAAAGAGGTGAGCGATGCCAACAGAGGTGGTAGGCGCAATCGATCTTCGTAAAGCTTTGAGAAATTATGCTCCAGATCTAGCAAAAGAATTAACAAAAGAATTAGGCGGCATCTTAAAACCTGTCGTCAATGAAGCTAGATCCTATGTGCCTATCTCTTCACCTATGTCAGGATGGCGAAAGCGAGAAACATCCAGAGGTGCAAGGTTTCCTAAGTATGATGCTTTAGAGATCCGTAAGGGCATTATCTATAAGACATCACCTTCCAAGCCTAATGCGGCAGGGTTCGTCAATACTATTCGCATCCAAAATAAGTCTATGATCGGTGCAATCTATGAGACTGCTGGTCGTAAGAATGGGCAAGGTCAGGACTGGGTAGGTCCGAAAGGTAGCGGAGCATCCAAGGGTGTCTCTCGTTCAAATAACCCTTATGCTGGCAATCAGTTTATCTCTAATCTTGGTCAGCTCTACGGCTCAAATCGCAGAGGTGATCATCGCATGATGGGTCGCTTAATCTTTAGAGCATGGGATAAGACTCAGGGTCGAGCCAATGCTTCTGTGTTTAAGGCTATCGAAAACACCACAACTAAGTTTAATCGTAGAACAGCCCTAGTAGATGTACGGAGAGCCGCATGAGTAATGTAGCCATTAACATTGCCGCAGAGTTCAAAGGCAAAAAGGCGTTCAAAGAAGCTGAGACATCAACCGACAAACTAAACAAGCAAGTAAAAACCCTTGCTAAAAGTTTACTTGCTGTTTATAGCGCACAGAAACTTATTTCTTATGCGAAGTCATCTGTTAAGGCTTTTGCTGAAGATGAGAAGGCAGCAGCCTCACTAGGTCAAACACTTAAAAACCTTGGTCTGGCTTATGGCTCAAATGTAGGCACAGTCAATGGTTTTATTTCTCGTCTGGAAATGCAGACAGGTGTGCTGGATGACGAGCTACGCCCAGCAATGGATCGCTTGCTTCGTGCTACAGGTGATGTTACAAAGTCTCAGGAATTACTAGGATTAGCACTTGACATCTCAGCAGGTACAGGCAAGAGCCTAACTCAAGTATCACAAAGCCTACAAAAGGCTTACCTTGGGCAGACTCAGGCACTTGGTCGCTTGGGTGTTGGTCTATCTAAGGCAGAGCTGGAGTCCTCATCCTTTGAGACAATCCAAGAACGCCTGAATGTTTTATTCGCTGGGCAAGCAGCAACCGCCGCTAATACTTATGCAGGTGCGCTTGGCAGATTAACTGTCGCAGGTAATAACGCTAAAGAGACCATTGGTAAGGGTCTAGTCGATGCCTTTGTAACTATCACAAACTCATCCTCTGTTGATGACCTGATTACTAAGATCGATGCGGCAGCAGAGTCAATCGCTAACTTTGTCCGCGAGACTGGCGAGTTTATTAAGATCACCAAGTCAATCTTTGACTTTGACCTATTCGCTAAAGACCCTAATGCCTTCAAGGGCATGGGCAACATTTCGCTCACAGTTTCTTCACAGGATACTCAGCGAGCAGACGCGCTGGCTAAGAAGAATCAAACACAGATCACAAAGCTAACTAAAGAGCAAGCAGCAGCACAGGCTAAGATCCTTAAGGATAAAAAGCTACAGGCAGCAATTGACAAGGCTAACCTTGCCCTCAACAAGGGCAGTGAGCTGTTTGACATGGATAAGATCCAGATCGCAGCAGCTCTCACATCTCAGGCTGAGCAACTAGGCAAGGCAACAAGTAGCGCACAGGTGCTACAGATTGCCAATGATACTGCTCGCCTTAATGTTAAGAAGTCAATCCTTGCCTTAGAAGATGCAATAGCCGCTAAGGATGAAGCAGCTATCATCAAGGCAACAGAAAAGCTTAACGCTGACCTGAAAATCCTTGGTGCGCTATCTGGTCAGAATGTAAAGCTACAGGACATCAAGTCAATCCTTGACAGCCTGAAGCCAAAGGATCTAATCAATCTGGCTAACCTAGATGCAGCTATTGCTAAAATGATGGAATTGCTAAGACTTCAAGGATCTAAACCTTCGGCATCTGGTGGTGGATCAACCGATTCAACAGGCTCAGCAACTATCTTTCCTTTTCCTAATGGTGGTACAACTATTGCTGAGACTAATGCTAATGTCGCAGCTCTTGGTGGCGTAGTAACACAGATTCAGCCTAACCTTCGTGAGTTCACTCCAGACTCAGGCATGATCTCAGGCATTAGTCCTAATGGGCGAGAGTACAACTTCTCTGTGACAGTAAATACAGGTATTGGAGATCCTAATGCTATTGCTGAAGCAATTGATCAGGTAGTTCAAGAAGCAGTCCAGCGTGGAACATTACGTGGAGGGCTTTACGCGGTATGACATGGCTTCCAGAATGGCGCGTGACAGTTGGTGATGATGTCTATACATCTGTCACCTCTGTTTCCTTTGCATCTGGTCGCGTGGACATTGATCGTCAACCCACAGCAGGTTATTGTCAAGTCGAGATTATCAACACAGATAACTCACCTTTTACTATCAATGTCACAGAGCCAATTACCCTAGATCTAAAGAATAGCTCTGGCACTTATGTCACTGTATTTGGTGGCGAGGTCTCAGACTTCTCTATTGGAGTCCGTAGCCCTGAGGAGTCTGGCTACATCACTACAGGCAAGATTCTAGGCATTGGCTCACTGGCTAAACTAACAAAAGCTGTGTACAACACTGCATTGGCTGAAGAACTAGACGGCGAGCAGATTGCAGACATCTTAGGCGCAGCCCTTAACCTGTCATGGGCTGAGGTCACACCAACAGTCACATGGGATACATACCCAGCCGATGTCACTTGGGCTAATGCTGAGTCCTACATTGGCACTATTGATACAGGCTTCTACACAATGATTGCCCTAGCTGCTAACGCTACGGCTAAGAGCCAAACCCTAGTCGATCAGATTGCTACTAGCGCATTGGGTCAGATCTACGAGGAAAAGGATGGAGATGTCAGCTATGACGATGCAGACCACAGATCTAACTATCTCGCAGCAAATGGCTTTACTAACCTTGATGGCTCGTATGCAACCCCATCATCTATCCAGTCACAAACTCAGATTGCTCGTATCCGTAACAGCCTTATCTACAAGTACGGCACAGGATACGCCAGCACCTACAGTACCTCTGATTCCGACTCTATAGCCCTTTACGGACTCTTTGAGCGGTCTGTGGACTCAAACATCAAGAACCTTGCAGACACCACCGACATCGCCGCCAGAGAGCTTAAACTGCGTAAGAACCCACGCGCATCCCTTGGGGCTATTACCTTCCGCCTAGATAACCCAGACCTGCCTAGCGCAATGCTTGACAGCCTTATTGGGGTATTCTTTGGTCAGCCTGTTCTTATTAGCAATCTGCCAAGCAATTTATTAGATGGTCAGTTTGATGGCTTTGTGGAAAATGTGGCATTGAGGGCTACTCCTAGTTTTACTGAGATCACCCTTTATGTTTCAGCGACAGACTTCTCACTCAGCACGACACAATGGGAAACAGTATTACCTGCCACCTTAGCGTGGACAGGTGTCAATGCTATACTAACATGGACAAATGCGACAGGAGCTTTAACCTAATGGCACTATCACCAAACTACGGCTGGTCTGAACCAGATAACTCTAGCCTTGTAAAAAATGGGGCAGCAGACATTCGCACATTAGGCGATGCCATTGACACATCGCTTTGGAATGTTGGCTTTGGTCAAGCGGGCAAGAATAAGATCATCAATGGAGACTTTGGAATCTGGCAGCGTGGCACATCGTTTACAACTTCCTCTGCTTACACAGCAGATAGATACTATTTTCTTAATGGTGGAAGTACCACAACAATAAGCCAACAAACTTTTACACCAGGAACAGCTCCAGTTGCAGGTTATGAGAGTCAATACTTTTTGCGAGCAACAAAGACAAGCACAGGCGATGTTTATTTAGAACAAAGAATAGAAAATGTAAGAACTCTTGCTGGTCAAACAGTAACATTTTCATTTTGGGCTAAAGCGGCATCCGCTGGAACACCAATCGTTGTTTATCTTGGTCAAGTTTTTGGAAGTGGCGGATCTACTAGAGTGGACACCACTCTAGGAACTCCTGCGCTAACAACTTCATGGCAGAGAGTAAGTTATACGACCACTTTAGGAAGCATGTCAGGTAAGACAATCGGTTCAGGAAGTTTCTTAAGTGCTTACATTGGAATTCCGGGGGCAAGCTCTCAGACTATTGATACTTGGGGTTGGCAGGTTGAAGCGGGATCTATAGCTACTCCTTTCCAGACTGCAAGCGGCGGAAGCCCACAGGCTGAATTGGCTATGTGCCAGCGTTACTTCTACCAAGTGCCAAATGGAAATACTAAAGTCATTGGAACGGCGTTTGCAATTTCCGTTACTGAAGCAGACATAGTTTTGCCTTTTCCTGTACAAATGAGAACCACGCCCACATATTCAAACACTAGCGGAACAAACTATTTTAGATATTTGCGAAATGGTGGAACTGATGATTTTGACGGCTTGACTTTAGCCGGAGAGTCTACTAATGCATGTGCTTGGTTATATAACAATTCTCAGATCACAGGCATAGCAGGCCAAGCGGGTCTTTTCCAATTCAATAATGCAAGTGCCACAATGTCATTTAGTGCGGAGCTATAAAATGAAATACACAATTTTAGAAACAGAAAATCACCAGCCAATTATTCAAGCAGAGGATGAAAACGGGAACATCTCATTTATTCCAATGGATGAAGCAAATTCAGACTATCAGGCATACCTAAAGCATGAAGCCGAAGTTAAGTAAGGCGGCAGTCCAGCTTCGCGAGCAATTCGATGACTCGTTCCCAGATCGTGACCGCACATCGGATGGTTGGATCGGTGATAC